CTTTGATGAATATCATGCTTATGAAAACAGTGCTTTGATTGATGTTGCAGTAACTGGTCTTGGTAAAAAACGCTATCCACGGCAAACTATTATCAGCACAAACGGCAATGTAAGAGGGGCTGTTTTTGATGATTTGCTTGAAACCTGTGAAAAAATACTGGATTTGGAAGAACCAGATAACGGGACATTTCCTTTTATCTGTAAAATTGACTGCATTGATGAAATTGACAATCCCGATTCTTGGCACAAAGCAAATCCATCTTTGCGATTCCTGCCGGATTTGATGGAAGAAATCAAGCTGGAATACGCACAATACAAGCAAAATCCAGCTGCAAACGCATCTTTCCCGACCAAAAGAATGAATTGCCCACCAAAGCATACAGAAAATGCTGTCACAAAGTGGGAAAATATCATTGCATGCAATCGACCAGTGGAAGAAGGTTTGTTAAAGGGGAAATCATGTGTTGCAGGGTTGGACTTCATGTTGACGACAGACTTTTTGGGAGCAGGATTGCTTTACAGAGTAAACGGCGTTGATTATTGGGTTGGACATACGTGGATTTGTGAAAATTCTGCGGATCTGATTCGCATTAAACCGCCATTGCGAGAATGGGAAGCCAGAGGGCTTGTAACATTTGTAGATGCAAAAGCAATTCCGCCGGAACTGCCTGCAATGTGGCTGAAAAATGAAGCTGCAAAACGAGGTTCTCAGATTTTAAAGGTCGGTTTGGACAAATATCGCTGTAATGTCCTGCGAAATGCCTGCATGGATTTTATGCAATTGCATGATGACCAAATCTATTTGGTTCGCCCGTCCGATGAAATGCAGATTGTGCCGACCCTTACAGATAAATTTGCAACGCAAAAAATTGTCTGGGGCGTAAATAACAGTAATATGTGCTGGCAGACCAATAATACAAAGACGGCAACCAGTGGAGCAGGCAATATTACTTATCAAAAAATAGAACCAAAATCCAGAAAAAATGATGAATTTAAGGCGTTTGTAGCTGCGGAATGTGTGTCAGATGTTTTGGAACACACGAAAGCAATCAATCTTGATATGATGCAAGCGTGGATTTATTAAGCAGAAGGGAGTGATTACGATGAATGTATTCAAGCGACTGTTTCGACCATTTCTGGAAGAAAAAATAGAAAAAGAAGAAAAAACGGACACCGGATATTATGAAATGGATGAAGAAACCAAAGCCTTCATATCCCTTTTTGCAAAATATATTGCAGTGGATTATGTTGCAACCTGTTTATCAAGAGTACCAATCAAAACGATTCAGAACGGAAAAGAAAATCAAGGCGACTTGTTTTATCTGCTCAATTATTGCCCGAACCGAAGCCAGAATGCTTCTGATTTTTTCTATGAATTTTGGTTTCGCTATCTGTGGGACGGAGAAGTGCTTGCATTTGAACACCACAAAGAATGGTTCGTGGCAGACCACTTCTGTGCATCGACAAAAAACACAGCAGAATTATACTTTGAATCCGTCAGTTATGGCGATTTCAGTTTGAGCAAATGCTATTACAGCGATGTAATCTATATCGGGAATCCGTGGGAAAGTTCTCATAGTGATGCGATGCTGAACAGTGTGCTTTCGTACTGCAATGAGATTTTGTCTATTACCACAAAGATTTATTCAAAAGCATCCAATGAAAAATATTTCTTGGAAGTTGGTGCGTTACCGACTGGCGATGACTACGAAGCAAAGTTCAAAAAAATGATGAATGTATCATTCAAGAATTTTTTAAAGAGTGATAAGGCAGTATTGCCGCTGATCGGCGGAATCACTGCAAAATCTGCGAACGATAGCACCAAATCTCAGGGAAACAAGTCCATCATAACAGAAATCAAGGATACCATTTCGCTTGCAATTGAAACAGCTGCGAGAAAATACCGAATACCGCCTGTTTTGCTTACTGGCGGATCGTCCGGATTGTCTGAGATACTGGATTTGTTTATCGGAGAATGCATTTGCTACTATACCGACAAAGCGGACAAGGAATTTTCAAGGAAATTATACCGAAAAGAAGAAATTCTGCATGGCAGCAAGATTCTGTTTGATACCAGTATGATCAAATATTCCGATTTGTTTTCATGTGCTTCTGGGGCTGACAAACTAAAAGCAGCAGCAATTTGCAGCACAAATGAAATCCGGAGAGCCTTAAAACTGCAAAATCTGGATAAGGCATGGGCGGATGGATACACCCTTACAAAAAATTACAGCACATTAAGTGATGCGGAAGGAGATGGTCAGGATGAATGATGGGACGTTCTGGAATTTGGCGAAGAAAGATGAAAAAACAGTGGATTTGTACATTTATTCGCAGGTTGGCGAACAATATGACAAAAAAGATAAGGTTGTAACTGCGGAAGATTTTCGCAGTCAGCTTGCTGAAGCCGGAGAAATTGATACCATTTGCATTTATATCAATAGCAGCGGCGGAAGCGTAAAGGAAGGAATTGCGATTTATAGCCAGCTGATGCGGCACAATGCAAAGAAAATTGTATATATTGATGGATTTGCGTGTTCCATTGCTTCTGTGATTGCAATGTGCGGCGATGAAGTCCACATGTCCAATTGTTCCACCATGATGATTCACAATGCAATGTCAATTGCATGGGGCAACGCTGAAGAGCTGCGGCATGAGGCGGATATTTTGGATACCATCACGGCAAATATCAAGAATGCCTACATGGACAAATCAAATGGGAAAATTGACTTTCAGAAGTTGACAGAAATGATGGATGCGGAAACGGCGTTGAGTGCTGCGGACTGCTTGCAGTATGGATTCGTTGATGTGATTGATAAAAAAGAAAAAGATTCTGGAAAGTCAGAATCAAAACCACCTGAAAAAAATGTTGCAGATCAGATTTTCGGCAGCATTTATAATAAAACAATTGAAAAAATTAGATTGTAAAGGAGCTTGTTATGACAAATCTGGATGGAAAGACAAAACAGAAGGCTGACATTATCAGTGATTTGACGGATGCAATCAACAAGAATGATACTGAAAATATTCGTGCAAGCATTGATGCACTTGGTGCTTTTATTTCAGAAGAACTCAAAGCAGAATACAACGGCGTTGTTGCTGCTTCTGACCGTGCAATTCTGGCAAGCAGAGGAAACAGAGTGCTGACCAGCAAGGAAACGGCATTCTGGGAAAACGTGATCAATGTCGGAAAGAACTATCAGAATGCAGTTACAAAATTGCCGGATGCCATTGAACCGACCTTTATTGATGCGGTTATGGACGACATCAAATCCAACTTCCCATTGATCAATGCGGTTTACAGCATGAATACCAGCACATTGACAAAGATTGTAATCAATAAGCAAGGTATTCAGCAGGCTGCATGGGGACAGATTAACAGTGCAATTGTGCAGGAACTTTCCGGTGCGATTGATACAATCAGTGCAGATATGTATAAATTGTCTGCTTGGATGTCGATTCCTGCGGATATGCTGGACTTGGGTCCGTCTTGGGTAGAACGATATTGCCGGACACTGCTGACCGAATCTCTGGCATATGGACTTGAAAAAGGAATTGTAGACGGAACAGGAAAAGATCAGCCGATTGGCATGATGCGAGATATTGACAATGCATCTGCTGGAACGTATCAGGAAAAGACAACAGTAAAGCTGGATGCCATCACACCGGTTACAATCGGTGCAATTATAAAGGATCTTGCAAAGACACCAGCTGGACGGCAGCGTCCTGTTACAGATGTTGCCTTTATCGTGAATCCGGTTGACTATTTTTCAAAGGTGTTCCCAGCAACGACCATCATGGCACCGGATGGCACTTACCGGAATAATGTAATGCCGTATCCGATGCAGGTGATTCAGTCGATTGCTGTTCCGGAAAATAAAGCCGTCATTGGCTTGGCAAAGAAGTATTTTCTCGGAGTAGGCACTGCAAAGACCGGAAGTATTACTTATTCCGATGAATATAAGTTCTTGGAAGATGTGCGTACTTTTAAGATTAAGACGCACATCGCCGGAACGCCGCTGGATAACAATGCATTTACCGTTTGCGATATTACAGATTTGGAAAGTGCTATTTGGGCTGCAAAGACTGTTTCTACTAAGTAAGGAAAGAGGGTGAACAGGGTTGCCGACAGTAGAAGAAGTAAAGGTTTATCTCCATATCACTTGGGATGAACCGGAAACCAATCAAGAGGTGGAGGCAATCCTACCTCGTGCCGATGCAATTTTGAGAAAATACATCAGCAGCAAGATTGATTATGAAAAAGATTTGATGGTGCATCAGCTTTTTCTGGATCTCTGCCGATATATTTACAACCATGCATCCGACCAATTCAAAATTGATTATCACGATGAATTGTTTTCCATGAGAAATTTCTATATTTCTCAAGATGTAGATGGAGAAAGCGATGAAGTTTGAACGGTTTACAGATGGGGTTGCAAAAATTTATGCAGTTGCGAACATCGCAGATGCTGGCGATCGTCCCGTTGACGGGCTGAAACTAAAGTACCGGCTTTGCTATCAGTATAAAACAGTTGGCGTGAAACGATTTGTGGAAGCACAGCAGATTTTTATGCAAGTGGATGAAATGATTGCTGTTCCGCAGCGGAGAGCAATTTCTACTGGAGATGTTGCAATTTTAGGCGATGTGCAATATCGGATTGTGCAAGTGCAGCAGATTGACGATACAACCCCAGCAACCACAAAAATCAGTCTTTGGAAGTTGGAGGAAACCTATGAATCTGAAAGAATTTCGGGATAACCTCTGTGAATTGATTCCATCCGGAAAAGTATATCATTTCATCGTTCCAACAGACGTAAAAGAAGCATACATTGTATGGAATGAAACTGGAATAGAGTACACATTTTACGATAATATTTGTTGTGAAAGAACCTATGTTGCAAAAGTTTCCTATCGAACCCGAACAGAATATGATGATTTGCCAGAGAAAATAGAAGAAATGTTTGATAAAGAACAGATTTATTTTTCTTCTTGCAAGATTCAATTCGACTTGGACACCGGAATTATTTATTATACTTGGGAAGTGCGATGGATTGGCTAATATCACAATTGGAGAAGATTTGCAAGGTTTGATTGCAACATTAGAAGAGTTTGTAGGAGATACAGGAGCATACACACGTGTTTTGCAGGCTGGCGGTGAAATTGTCAAGTCAATTGAAAAGGAAGAAATCGAATATCAAAAATTCATTGATGAAGGCGATATGATTCGTTCGGTATCCGCTGTAATAAAGCCGAAAGAACAATTAGTGGATATTTATCCAGTTGGTTCGGTAAAGCGTGGACGGATTACCACCCGAAACGCTGAAAAAGCTGCCTATTTGCATTATGGTGTAAAAGGCAGAATAGAAGCGTCTAAATTTATGGACAATGTAAAAAAAGATTCAGAAGTCGCATCACAAAATGCGATGCAGTCTGAATTTAACCAGATTTTAAGAGAGAAAGGACTATAAAACTATGGCACAGATTGGTTTGCGTTATCCGGTAGCTGCTCCGATTGTACAGTATCAGGAAAATGGTCTTCCGATTTATGGGACAGGCTTTTACATTGGTCGTATGGTCAAAGCAGACAAGACCTATGATAAGAATGATGCATCTTTGTATGCGGATGATGGCAGAGTGGAATATGATGCAGGAATCACTGCTGTGAATTTGAGTTTGGAAGTGGACGGACTTGGAACACACAAGAGTGCATTCGAGGAAACTCCAATCAAAGTGGAAGCAACTCTGCTGGGGGCGGAATATCAAAAAACAAATGTTTCTTCTGGAAGCAGCCCAACGGTAACTGAAACGATGGAACTTGCTGGAGATGATGTTGCACCATATTTCGGGGTTGGCTACTACAAAACAGATGTCATTGACGGTAAAAAGCACTACTTTGCATACGTCATTTATAAGATGGCATTTGCAAAGCCGGACGATTCTGAATCCACAAAGGGAGACAAGACCGCTTTTGGTACAAAGACGATTTCCGGTTCTGGCATGTCCACAGATGGATCTGATACTGCACCAAAGCGATATTTTGAAAAGAAAGTGGAATGCCCAACAGAAAAAGATGCCATTAACTTCTTGAAGACGACTTTTAACATCAAAGATGCAACGGCAAGCAGTGCAAATGATAAGGGGGAATAAAATTTGGCTGCAATAAAAATTCATCAGAAATCGTATCCCCTTTACTGGGATTTGTATGCAGAAAAGCGAATCTCTGAAAAGATGGGAAAGGAACGGGTATTTGCTGACTGGCTGAGAGAGGAAAAGAACCGCTTTGAACACATCAGTTTTGTGCTGGTAGAACTGATCAATGGCGGTATTCGCAAGAAAAATGCAATGATTGCAGCTGGTTTTTCATCTGGTGAAAAGGAAACTCTTTTTCAGATGACGGATGAAGAACAGGAAAGTTTTTTGTCGCTGTTTCGGGTTGTTGATTTTCCGGCAATTCAGAATGCAGTGATTGCAGAGTACATTAAAGCCTATCAGGTAGAAATTCCGGAAGAAATCAAGAAAAACATGCCGGATGATGATTATCTGGAAATCGAAGCAGAGATGGAAGCTGAAAAAGACAAAGATGGAAAAAACTGATTCGCCGGAGGGAGAAATACTTTCTCCGGCTTTTATACTATGGGCTGTCTGCCGGACTTACCCGTGCAGAAACGCTGAATACACGCCCGGGTGAATTGACACAAATGCATCTATGGAAGGTGGTGGAAAAATGGCACAAGTAAGAGATATTAAAGCACGTATCAGTCTGGATGGGGAAAGTGCATTCCGGAAAGCACTTTCCATGTCAAACAACAGCTTGAAAGCGATGCGAGAAGAACTGAAAACGGTAACATCTGAATTTAATCAGAATGATGATGCTGTAGAAAAAACCGCAAAGGCACAGGAAATTCTGCGAAAAATGCAGGAACAATCCGAGCAGAAAATACAGGCGTTATCGGATGCGGTCGAATATCAGTCAAGAAAATATCAGGAAGCACAGGCGGCAGCGGATCAGGCGGCGGAAGCATATGGTTATGCCTCTGAAGAAGCCATCAATGCCAGAAAAGCAGCAGATGATGCTGCGAGTGCAACCGATAAATACAGCAAGATGCTGTATTCTGCACAGGGAGAAGCAAACAAACTGAGCAGAGAGTTAGAAGACATATCCAACAGCAGTGACAGTTCTGCGGATTCTTTTGATGATGTTTCAGATTCCTTGGAAGATGTCAGAGGCCGTTCCGACAAAGCATCAGACGGATTTACTGCAATGAAAGGTGTTGCAGCCAATCTTTATACAGAGGGAATCAAATTTGTCACAGATGGCTTGCATGATATGTATGACCTGCTCCTCGAAAGTGATTCTGCAGTTGGCAGCTTTGCGGTAAAGACCGGCACCGCTGCCAGTGATATGGGACAATACAAGGATATTATCAATGACATTTATGAATCCGGCAATGGCGAATCATTGAGCAACGTATCGGATACGATGGCGTGCGCCCAGATAGGGCATAGTGAGAAGTAGAAAGATGGTACTACCATGCAAGACAACGTATGAAATAACCTGTTTTATCGGAAGATGAAAATCGACCGGGAGTATAGCATAACAGGAAAGCGGTAAGTTGATTAAAGATAATTTATCACGACTGAACTGCAACATTAAGTGAATATGAGGATAAACCTGTGTTTGGTTAAGGCAAGTTTCAAGTTTCGGTTAATCCACGACAAGGGAAAGTATCTGACACCTTTGACATGAGTATGAATGGATAAAGCCGTCGTTCATTTAGTTGTCAATAAACTCATGTAACCCGCAGGAGAACCTGTGGTAAAGAAACGAAAGCATATCCGACAATTCACATACCAACTCATTATGTTAACTGGGGATTGCCTAAAACGGAACGCCAAATGGCTATGTGTAATGCCGAAAGGTGATAAATTCTAAGTGTAAAAAGCAAGGAAGATGACACTGAATATCCGTAAAGGCAACGGAGCGTTCGTAGTAGTCCGAGAGAGTTAATGGCTCTTGCATGGCGAAGGAACGCAGTTGTTATGTACTAAAATGAAAAGAAGTTAGGGAGGAATACCTCAATGACACCAACGATTGAAATTTTAGAAAGAGTAAACAGAAACTCACAAAAAAATAAGGATGAAGTGTTTACAAAATTATACAGATATATGCTTCGTCCAGATATTTACTATGTAGCCTATAAAAATCTATATGCCAATAGTGGAGCATCAACAAGAGGTGTGGACAATGACACGGCTGACGGTTTCGGTGAAAAAAAGATAATGAAAATTATCAATATGCTGCAAACCGAAAGCTATGAGCCGAGTCCGTCAAGACGTGCGTATGTGAATAAAGCAAACGGGAAAAAGCGTCCATTAGGCATACCCACCTTTACCGATAAACTTGTACAGGAAGTTTTGAGAATGATTCTGCAAGCAGTTTATGAGCCTGTTTTTCTGGACTGTTCTCACGGTTTCAGACCGAACAGAAGTTGTCACACCGCTTTGAAATCTATAACAAAAGGTTTCAATGGCATACGTTGGTTTGTAGAGGGAGATATAAAAGGCTGCTTTGATAATATCAATCATGTAAAATTGGTTGAGATTATCAACAGAAAAATCAAGGATGCAAGGTTGATTAAACTGATATGGAAGTTTCTGAAAGCAGGATATATGGAAGATTGGAAGTATAACGCAACCTACAGCGGAACTCCACAGGGCGGAATTGTTTCACCGATATTTGCCAATATATATCTGCATGAGCTTGATAAGTTTGTGACCGAACTTGCAAATGAGTTCAACTGCAAGGGAAAGAATTACGCAAGCAAAGAATATGAAGCAGTCAGACACCAGATGAGAAAGTTAAATCCGCTGATTGAACAAGCGGAGGGCGAGGAAAGAGAACTGCTGATAAAGCAGAAAAAAGCAATTCGTTCAAGATTGCTGAAAATCCCCTATAAAGCACAGATTGATAAAAAAATTAAATATGTACGATATGCTGATGATTTTCTTATCGGAATAAACGGCAGTAAAGAGGACTGCCAGACAATAAAGCAAAGACTGTCAGAATTTATTTGTAATGAGCTCAAAATGGAACTTTCAGAAGAAAAAACCTTGATTACACACAGCAGCAACTATGCAAGATTTTTAGGCTATGATGTGAGAGTACGACGGAATAATGACGTTCGCAAAGCAGGAAATACAACACAGCGAACGTTAAGTCAAACGGCAGAGTTAGCTATTCCGCTGAATGATAAGATTATGAGATTCTTATTTGATAAGAAAGTAATCAATCAAAGTAAGAATGGAGAAATCAAGCCTTGGACACGTCTGGCTCTTACAAGATGCAGTGACCTTGAAATTGTCACAGCTTACAACGCAGAATTAAGGGGAATATGCAACTATTACTCATTGGCAAGCAATTTTGGAAAATTGAACTATTTTGCGTATCTGATGGAATATAGCTGCCTGAAAACCCTTGCTTGTAAGCACAAGACAACAATTGCAAAAATCATAAGGAGAAATAAGGACGGAAAAGGAAAGTGGCGTATCGCCTATAAAAACAAAAAAGGTGACTGCTATTGCTATTTTGCTAATTTTAGTGAATGTAAAGAATCAAGTTTTTCAATAGATGCCATTGATACAACAGCAATGAAACACACAAGAACCAAAACCGTCTTTGAACAAAGGTTAGCTGCGAAAGTCTGTGAATTATGTGGATGCACCGATGCGGAACACTATGATATTCATCATGTCCACAAAGTAAAAGACCTGAAAGGGAAAGAATTTTGGGAACAGGTGATGATTGCCAAAAGGCGAAAAACAATAGTTGTTTGCGAGGAGTGCCATAAAAAAATCCATAGCAAAAGAGTTTCTAATACCAAATAACAATGGAAAGCCGTGTACATCGAGAGGTGTAAGCACGGTTTGGGGAGAGGGATAAGTAAACCTACAATAGAAATATTGCAAGGCGACTTTTCCCTACTCTACCTGGTTGGATATTCGCCGATTGCACTTGCGAAAAATGCAATCGGCATTTCTATTGCCTGCGAGGAATACGGTGCGTCGTTTTTCGGAAATAATGCAAATCCAAGCGGTGTATTGGAGCATCCGGGAGTGATTAAAAATCCCGATAAATTAAGAGATGCATGGCACAGAGCATATGGAGGAAAAAACTCACATAAAGTTGCCGTTTTAGAAGAAGGCGTAAAATTTACACCAATCTCAATTCCGAATAATGAAGCACAGTTTCTGGAAACCCGAAAGTTTCAGATTGAGGAAATAGCAAGAATGTACAGAGTGCCGCTCCATATGATCGGTGACCTTGACCATGCAACATTCAGTAACGTAGAGCATTTATCATTGGATTTCGTGAAGTACAGTCTTGACCCGTGGATCGTTCGCTGGGAGCAGTCGTTGCAGAAAGCACTTCTTTCTGATTCTGAAAAGGGGCAGTATTTCGTGAAGTTCAATG